TCATGTTCCTCTTCACAACGGACATGATCCTCGACATGGTTCTGAAGGAAGAAATAACTCCTGAATCGTTTATTATTTTAAACAGCCTGATTTTATTTCTTGACAAGAACCCAAAAAGTAGTATAATGTATAATGTATTGATTGACCAGAAAATCAAACGGTACTCTTATTTCATTTCTGTTGATTTAAAGGAGTACGGTAAGATTTTCGAGAAGTGTTTTCAGATTGAGAAAAAAGAGGCTCTAATTAAGGCAACCCTTGACCCAAAGAGGTAACGTTATGTGACATAAAAGAAAATGGCTGTCCGTGAGACAGTCAGGACTCCGACTCGCTGTTTGAGGGCACAGCTGAATAAAAACCCCTCTTGATGTTTTCGCCGGAATTATAATTCCGGCCTGCTGCGGGCTCGCCTGCTGTACGCTGATACAACACTCGGGCATGCCGATAAACCAAATGCCCGAGTGAATTTTAAAACAACCTGCACATAAGAACAACCTGCACATAAAACTACATAAAGGACAACCAAACATGGATTTCAGCAAAATTAATACCGGTAAAAAATCTCTCGACAATCTTGTTAAAGCACTGAACAAAACCAAGCTTGTTAAAACTGATTATTCGGATGACACTGAATGGTCTCTCTCAAAAGACAAAGACGGAAACGGTCAAGCAAAGATCCGCTTCGTTCCTTCTTCTGATGGAGAGTATTTTATCGAGGTCAGAAATCACGGCTTTAAGCTCAATGGCGGTTGGTTCATTGACAACTGTCCGAAGACTCTTGATTGGGATAATCCTTGTCCTGTTTGTGAACATGGCGAAGGTCTCAAGAAAGGACGTGAATGGGATAAAATCCCGAAAGCAGAACAGGACGCAATTAAACCGTTTTTCGCCAAGACTTCGTATTTTGCAAACGTCTTGGTCGAGATTGATCCTGCTAATCCTGAGAATGAAGGAAAGATCTTTAAGTTCCGTTTCGGCAAAAAGATTCTTGAGAAAATCGCTGGACGAGCCCAGGATGATCCTTTGGATGGTACTGAAGGGATTAATGTTTTCGATGTGCTTGAAGGCGCCTCTTTCAAGATCAAATGTAAGAAAGTGGCTGGTTACCTGAATTATGATGACTCGGCTTTCGAGAATCCTTCAAAGCTTTGTAAAGGTGATGTTGATAAGATTGATGCATTTTTGGCAACAGGTCCTGCTCTTGCCAAGCTCGGAACAACCGAGAATTTCAAGTCTTATGCTGATCTGAAAAAGCGGTTTGTTAAAATTCTCGGTGAAGACGCTCCGCCTGCTACTCGTGATTATCAAAAAGAGGATAAGGCTGCAACTCCTGACGTTCCTGATTTATCACAAGAAACCTCTGAGGATGACACTGATGATTCGTTCTCGTATTTCAAAAATTTGGCAGAGAGTGAGGATGTACCTTTCTAAATTCTCGAATCCAGAATGTCTAAATTGGAATGATTTGATTCTGGGTAAGGATAACTAAGGAAGACTAAAACAAAATGCCCTGTACTTTCAAAAATCAGAAGTACAGGGCATTTTTTGGTCTTTTCTGATTATCTGGTCTTACCTGTATTGATACTGGACGGCTCTGAACGTGTTATCCATTTCTCTCGGAGAAAGGCCTTGAGTTATTTGTGTGCTCTGAGAAGTTGAATTGTTAACGTTGGTTGTTCTCGGTGCATTGATTATTGCCGAAGAGGTCATTTGCTTCTCTTTCTCTTTATTGATTGAATCCTGGATGACCATGTTCGTTTTTGTGTCGTTTAATTCTGATGCTTTGTCCATTTCTAACGGAAGAGGAAATTCACCGCCAGGAGAATTCCAAGGTTCGTCTTTGAATACTCCCTTTCTTTTCGGAGTAATATTCGGCATTACAACACCTTCTTGTTCAGGAAATTCCACTTTATCAGAAGGAACAGTCAAAGGAATAGGTTCTGGTTTATTTCCTGTTAATGTGTCAGAGACTTTATCGACTAATTCTTTTGCTTTATTCTTAGCTGAGGATGCTACTGACGAAACGCCTTCTTTCGCTGCATTGAACTTAGCAACAACAACATTGCCCGTCTCGGAGATTGCATTACCTACTTTCTTCTTGAGGTTCTCAATTGAAAAAAGCTCCTCGAACCACTCCACGATCTTGTTGTATGTGTCATTAATAAAATCCGTGAATCCGAAGTCAATCTCTGGGAATTCAAACGTAAATACAGAGGCAACGAATTCATTAATCTTGGCAAGAGCAATTTCTCCCAGTTCAGAGAAAGACGGAAGAGAGACTATCCATTCTTGGATTTGTGTTTCAACTTTTCCTGGAAGAGCTACTATCCATTCATATATCGATTTTACTTTTGATATAATCTTTTCAGGCGCCTCGACAATAAATTTGAAAATACTTTTAATAAGATCAAATTTGTCGGCAAGAAATTTTGAAAAATCCTTTGTCAAGAACTTCTCTAAACCGAAATCGAATCCGAACTGTTCGCCTACCCAATCAACAATACTCCATATCTTGCCATAAAAGCCTCCGATGGCTGATGCTATTTTATCTGAAGTTGTTAATTTATCAGCTTCCTTTCCTAAGTTATCGGCCGCATTATTCCATCCTTCAAAAGCTCCGTATATGCCTGTCGCTATTATTGTTATAGCTCCTAAGACTCCTAAAATAGCTGGAATCATCGGTAAAAGAGCTGCCATTGCCGTCGTCATGCTTGCACCGATAGAAGCTAATCCTCCACCGGTAAGAAATCCCAAGAACGTTCCGATTCCTCCCATACCATCAAAGAGCTTTCCAAAAAATCCTTTCTTTCCTTCTAACGGTACGGCTGGTCCATCGTTATCAAGATTATCTAAGGCATCAAGAAGTCTTTCGTTCTCAATCTTTGCTTCACGTTCACGTTCAATATCGGCGAACCTAGATGCTGATGACTCTCTTGTTAATGCTTCAATGTTTTTGTCCATTGAAGGAAGATGGAGTTCGTTTATTGCAATCAGCTTAAAAATCTCCTCATTCATTTTGGCGAAAGCTTCAGCTGATTCTGGTGTTCCTCCTTCTAAGTTAGTCATGCTTGAAGAAACCATGCCACGTAAGTCAGGAGACGCTCCACCGAGAGAAAGGATTTGGTCTAATGCTTCTTTGTATGCTTTTACTGATTCTTGGTAAACGTCAGAGGAAGAAATGGTGTTTTCCGTTAATGAAATCATTGCGGCTATGAGCTTTTCATAAGCTGTCTGGATTTCATTATTCTGAATCAATGCATCGGATTCGTCTTTCTTCTTTTGCTTTGCCTCTTCTTTTTGTGCTTCAAGAAACGGAGTAAATGCTTCCTGATCATTAGCAGGACCTTGTTCTGGACCGAATTCTCTATTGTTTAAATGACCGGTCTTTTCGAGTAAATCTTGTGTCGTTTCTTGTTTATAAGGAACAAGTAAATCTTGTTGGGCTTTCTTTCCTTTTCTTCTTTCATCAACTATATCTTGAATTAGTTCTCCGGCGAAAACAACCGCAGGGTTATCAAGACCGACGGCAGCAAGAATACCTGTTATTGAAGGTATTTTCTCTTTGAGTTTCTTCTTTACTATTGCGCTTATTGAATGTTCGTTTTTTAGTTGATGTTTATTAGAGGATTTAAGTTCTTTTGTTATGCTTTTAAGATACTTTAATTGTTCCTCATCAAGCTCTCCTTTGGCAGCCATTTTTTTCATTTCTTTTTCAACGAAATCAATATTCGACTTAGCCGCTAAAGAATCGCCCCTGCCTTGGGCAGAAAACACGCCTTTACTTACATCACCAACTGCTTTAAAAATATTATTAAAGGCCTTACTTTTACCGAACTCTGACGAAACCGATTTTAGTTTTTGTTCTATAATCAGTTCAGCTCCGTATTCAAACATATCCATTTGGTTCTTGAATATCTTTTCAAAAAACTCTGAACCAACGGTGCTGTCATTGTCCTGTAAAGGTCTTCTTCTTGTGCTTTCTACCATGGCTTTATTTCTTCGTTTTTTCCAAGTATTGAATAAGAAGGGCTATGTAAACCTCCCTTTCCCAAGGCTGCATGGAGTTAATCTCAAACAGGTTAAATTTATGTTTCTTCATCAAGATAAAGTTCATCTTTAGCCTGTTTCCAGCAGTATCATAGGAAAGGGTTAAGAAAAAAAATTCTTGAGCCCTCGGAAATTATATTCGTGTTCTGTCTTGCAAATAGGACAACGTCCTTTGACTGTATGAGTCAGAATCGGAATCTTCTCAAGAAAGTCCGTTATCTTTTTAATCGTCTTTGAGTTCATGTTCTTGAGGAACTTCTCAAGATCTGCCTGGCTGAATTCGGTTGCCGATCTTGCGTCCTCTTTGTTTACGATTGCGTCAATCAATGAGGCTAGAATTGAAATGATATTAGAGGATGCATTCGTCATTAAGGTCAGTGTATCAAACCCAGGATACTTCATTACAACGGTTACATCCTCATTCAGCTTGATTACATTAGCACCTTTCTCAGGAACAGGTGTTGCAACATCCTTTAGATTGATCAAAATATCAATTTTACCTTTGCATCCTTCCGTCTTACACGCAACAACTCCTTCAACTTCTTCTCCAACTGATTTTGATCGGAGCATTAAGAAGATGTATTCAAGATCAAAGGAAGCAAGTTTATCGGGATCAACAGCACCGAACATGCAGGTATTGATTATTTCCTTTGTATTTGTAATAATCATTTCGGCGTCTCCTGATTCTTTTGTCAAGAGAAGTTTTTGTTCCTCTGCAACCGTATAAGCTCGGTATTTTGCTTTTTTACCAGTTGAAGGAATGATCAAATCGTAAACAGGCGAAGTGTTCAGTGATTCTAAAAATTGGTTCATTTTCTCTCCTATAATATTGTTTTATAAGCCAAGACCTCGATCCTGGAATTGTGAATTTGTTGTCGGTGGTGCAGAAGGAGCCACAGCAGGACCACCACCGAACGGCTTAGAAGTCCAGTGGTGATATGCGAAGGTTACAGAGAATACAGAAATCGTATCGGTTTCTTCGTATGAAAGCTTGGTGTCGCCTATCGAAACTGGATAAGCCTCATAAAGAGTGGTCTCCGTCATTGCCACCCCTTTCTTGTTAATTGTCATTATTGAAACTGTGCCAATGATATCTTGGTACCATCCGATGAAATAACCGTCTTTGTTAGCGCCAGAGATTAAGCTTTGCCATTCATCAAAATAATGCTTCTCTTCCATTGATGATGTTTCATAAAAAGTCAATTGTGCGTCTTCATAAAGTTCTGCATAAGGAACTTTTCTAATAGGACCATGATGATACTTTTCCGCTGTTGAGAATCCTCTACCAGGGAGAATAACAGAATTACAAAGGAGTGATATATCTCTATCAAGAGTTCCTTTGGGCCCTGTTATCGTCACTTGATACTTTGTAGGATCCAGCAACGGAAACTTTGTGATTGCTGCTTTTAAATTCGATATTGATAAGGTCATTCCTTTACCCGTTTACCTTGCAGAATATATTGATTTTGAATCGCTCCAGACTTCAGCTGTTCCGGCACCGACAAATTTCTGAGAAGGAAGATGGATAGCCATGTGCCATTGTGCTGGTCTAATTATATTTATGCTTGTCTTAACATTTTTCTTTATATAAGACTTAAGACAAGGCTTGAAGTATCGGTATTTGGAAACACCTTTTAAAATGTCGTATGATATTTTTAGCTTTGTTGACTTATCGAACCGTTCGTTGGTCACAACGTCCATTAGTGCTTTCAGTAAAGCAACCCTGAGATTCGCAGGAATGTAATGCATATTTAATCCCAAAAAATGTGTTGCGGATTCATCTATCATTATAGTCAAAGGGAAACGGTCCCAATAAGGCAATTTATCAGCGTGTTTCGCCTGGTATCCAAAGTAACACATTCTTCCAATAAGGTCACCAGGAGCTCCTCTATATCTCAAGTCGGAAGTTTTTGTTTCCTTTATCTCTTTCAAAGAGAGATTCCTAACCTTCTCCATGAACCATTTCCTGGCGTCAATACCTGTTTGCTTTGCAAATATCTTTGTCTCAAATGGATTTGGCTTCTGAATTGATTTCATTTTATTAAAACCTTTCTGTCTTTTCTTAACGGTCTTAGTTTCTTCGGTGAGAATTTAAGGACTTTGAAAGCTTTTGAAGTATCAGGTCTCATTCCGAATTCCTTAAGATGATCTTCAGTCCACACAACGAATTCTGCACCAACTCTATCCGCGTATTTTTTAGCCTCTTCCCACTTTGATAGATTCTTTATATAAGTGGTCATTTCTGTAAGGAATCTTTTCTTTGATTTCTTTGCAGTAAGTTTAGGCTCTATTGTTTGAATCTTTGGTTTAATTTCAACTATCAGTTTCTTTCCTGATTTCAAAAGAATAACGAAGTCCGGAAAGTATCTATGCTTCTTTGAATCAACTCCTGAGACATAATTTATCACCAGGACTTCCGATCCCCATCTAACAACATCTTGATTTTTATCGCACCATACCATTACTTGAAGTTCCCATGATGACCTATATACTACATTGTTACAATCTCCAGTGTACTTTTCCTTGTTTTTAACAACGTACTTTCCTTGGAGTGCCAATATATTCTCCTTTACGCTATTTGTTGAATAGAAACTAAGCGGTTGAGTATAAATAATAAAAAGATGCTCTTAGTTGTTCTTAGCATTATTTATACACTTATTCAAGAAAGAGAGAAAAGAATGCCAGCAACAGTTGATACGCTTTTAAATACTCCTCCTCAAGCCGGAGTAAAGCGGGTAGGAGATATAGGCAAAGCCGCTCCGTATGTTATGCTTAGATGTGACGGAGTTGATATGGTATTACAGATGCCTGTCCTCGTTCAGTCTAGGAATACGATCATATGGAACCAAAAAGATTTCACTCCTTCATCGTTTACAGGTTCTGCTGCTCTTGATGTTGTTAAAAATGCTAAAGATAGCGACAACACTAGCGGTCTTTCGGCAGCTAAAGAACTCTTTAAAGGTATGGGATTAGATTTTGTCAAAAAATCAGCGACCGGTGTGGGTTCTTTGGTCGGTGTAGATTCTGCCGGCGATCTTGCTTTGCATAAAAATGGCCGCGTTGTTAACTCAAACAAAGAACTCATGTTTGAAGGAATGGGTTACAGGAACTTTGTTTTTGAGTGGGAATTTATTGCGACAAATAAATCCGAGGCAACTTCTATAAATGAGTTTATATTTTATACTCAATATTTTTCGTCTCCTGGTTTAGGTGGCGGAGGAAATACGTATTTCAATTATCCTAATCAATGGGAAATTTATTTTTATCCTGAAAATTATTTACCTACTATCATGCCTGCTTTTATTACTGATTACGCGATAAACTATGGTGGTGTGGGAAAGATGGTTTTTCACGAAGAAGGAATTCCTGTCGGGGTGAATGTCCAAATTACATTCACAGAAGCCGAACTTCATATCAAGAGTAAAATGGACGGCTCAGAAGGTTGCCGTTACTGGGGATAACAAATGGCAAGTGTATTTCAGAAAAAGAAGTATTACTTCAAGGGATTTCCCAAGGTTTCTTATACTCTTGGAGAAAAAGAAACACAAGTCCTTGATTTTGTTCATAGATGGGCTTTCAGAAAAAGCATAATTGAGAACGCTTCCGCTTGGTCCAAATGGATTTTAAGGGATCAGGACACTCTTTTTTCGGTGGCCAAAGCATTATACGGTTCTGAATATTACTACTGGATTGTCATGATGATGAACAACATGCTTGATCCTATCTTTGATTATCCTTTGAATGAATCGGATTTGTATTCTTTCGTTCAGAAGAAATACGGTGCCGAGAATGTTTATTCCGTTCATCATTATGAGGCTGATGCTGATTCTAACATTTATTCAGTTCCTCCAGGCACAATTGTTTCGGCTGATTATGCGACCCATGCCGAATCAGGAACGACAAGGAATATTGTTCAGATAACTAACTTTGTTTATGAAGCAAGGCTGAACGAAGAAAAAAGAGCAATCAGACTTCTTAAGCCTGAATTTCTTCAGATTGTTATCCGTGAAAAGGATTTGATTGTTTCCTCTGAATTCGGGAGAAAGATCTAATGGCATTTGTAACAAGGGACGGATCGGAAGTTAACCCGGGCGCATATGACATAGAATATTTGATACTGAAAGGTCTTTATGATGAAATTGACCTGACTTATTTTATGCTGGAAATAAATATTAATGAGAATATATTCGCCCCTTGCATAACTGGATCGATTGTTGTCTCAGATACGCTTAATATAATTTCTAACTTGCCTGTGCTTGAGGGAGATATTATAAAGGGCAAGTTCAAAACTTCAGCAAATGATCCTTTTGTTTCTGTATTTGATCTCATAGGAGAGATGGAGTTCTTTTTTGAGGTCATAAAGATTACAAAACAAGAGAAGGTTAAACAGGACTCAAGCATTTTCATCCTGGCGTTTACTTCAATGACATGGACTGATAATCTTTCTAACCGTGTTTGTAAGTCATACAAACAAATGCCTTATTCTGATATGGTTCGTGATATCTTTAATACACATCTTTCTTATGGTGGATTAAGAAAAGAGATACCAATCAAAAGTCTTATATACGAACCTTCAGAGGGAATGTTCAATGCAATAATACCGAATTGGAAACCGTATGAGGCAATTGCGTGGCTTTCTAAAAGATCTTTTGTTGGTAAAGCCGTGAATTATCTTTTTTACGAAACAAGAGATAATTTTTATTATATTCCCCTGAATACTTTGTTAGGATTAGATGCAGCCGAAACTTATTTTATGTCCAACGCGGATGTTTTTGTTGAAGGTAAGCAAAGTATTCCTTCAATTGAACTCATGAGGCCGAGGTATCTTTCTGTCAACAATATGACCTTTGTTGAATATCATGATATAACAGACTCCGTTTTCAAAGGAATGCTCGGAAACAGGCTCATTAAGTTTGACCTCTTTAACAGAGAAATCACTGATTATCATCCCAAAGGAGCCGCTGGTGGTAATTACAAGATTGATGAACCTTATGATTATTTCTCTGACTTTGGTGCTCTTGAACACTGTGAGAAAAATAAAGAACTGGTCACACAGGTCACTTCAGACAAGATGGCTTTAGAGGATGCTAATACTCTTCTTTCCATTGAATCGGATTATAATTTTCTTTGGGACGATCAGGTTTCATTCAAGCAAGAAAAATGGCGAAGACAAAGAGGCGGTCAGCTTGCACAGGCCCAGTTTGTTAGACTTGAACTGACAACTCCAGGAAACTTCTCAAGAAATGTTGGAGAAAAGATAAATATTGAATTCGTTTCTCCTCAGTGGAAAGAAAGATCCGGGCCTGATTCTGGTTCGCCTGAGTTTGATTCAAGGTTCAACGGCAATTACTTGATAACGGCTCTCAGGAGAAAGTTCACAGGAGACAGACACACTCTTGTCATGGAAGTAATAAAAGATAATTACTTTGACTTGAAAAACGATCCTATCTGGGATGCTGCTCAGGTTATCAATAGATCAAGAGATAAAGCAGGAAACTGAGGAGAAACATGGAATTATTCTTTGGTGTAGTGGAAGCAAATGTTGATCCTGAAAAACTAGGAAGATGCAAAGTCAGAATAGTAGGTGATCATATTCAAGACAAGAGTGAAATACCTTCTGACGATCTTCCGTGGGCTGTTCCGATGATGCCTTCTAATTCGTCTTCAATGGACGGCATAGGCGATTCTCCTACGGGTATCATGCTCGGTTCGTGGGTTGTTGTCTGTTACATTGACGGCAAAGACAAGCAACAGCCAATCATCCTCGGCACGATTCCGGGCATGCAAACGAACCCTCCTAATGCAGGTATTGGATTCAACGATCCGAAAGGGATGTTTCCGAACAAGGTCGGAGAACCGTCAACCAATGTTGCTGCAAGAGGAACAACTGGGAAACACGCCGGCAATCATCCGTCTATTCAACCAAGAAAGATCAATGTCCTTCATGGAATATTAACAGCTGCCGATCAATGGTCTGAACCTTCTACTCCAGCAGAACCGGTTTATCCTTATAACAAAGTATGGGAAGGTCCTCATAACACGGCAGCTGATGCTTGCGAATGGGGGCACTTAGAAGAATGGGATTCTACTCCAGGAGCTGAAAGATACTTCAGACAACACAAGACTTCTCAAAACTTTCTTGAGATTCATCCAGACGGCAAAGAAGTCAGAAAAATTCATGGTGATAATTTTGAATTTGACTTGAACTCTAAACATCTTTTGATTAAAGGTGATTACAGAGTAACGATTGAAGGCAATAAAGATGAATACATTATGGGTGATTACTGGCAGACAATTGAAGGTAACTTTCATAGGGTCATAAAGAAGAACGATATTTTACATTGCAAGCAAAACATTATAAGTACATCTGAGGGAAAAACGATCAGGCGTTCCGAAAAACAGATTTATGATCTTTCTTATGGAAACATATTCAGAAAGTCGAACGAGAATATAACCGACGTTGCTAATCAGAATTATTTGAATACTTCGGGAATGGAAACAACATTAGGATTGATTGCTGAACCCGTTCCGTTAGAGTGGGATCCTATAATTCCTGAAATAAAAGTAATGGAGACAATGACGGATATTATTGCTCTTTCTTGCACCGGTTCTAACAAGGCGAAGTTCATAAAGATAAAAGAAACGTTTCCTGAATTTCCTGAGATTGTTATGGATGAAACCGTTGTAACTGTTGACAAGATAAGAATCCAACTGGACATGATTTCAATCGACACTCAAGACATTAATCTTCTGGGTGTTATTCATGCTCCTTATGTTATTTGCCCGATTACCAATTACCAGATTTTGACTGTTCTTGATCCTATTCCTCTTTTACCTTCTATCTTCATGATAAAAGAAGAACCGTTGATTCCAGATCTTTATGAGAAAACAGAACCTAAGACAATTTACACAGCACCGGGAGAAATATACTAATGGCAACAATTAGTCCTATTGAATCATTAGAGCACTATCCTTCTAGGACGTATTCTGATGTAAATTTTTCTCTTGTGACTCATCCTGTTTCTCTTGATGTGACCAGAAAGATAAACGAAGAGGCGATTAAGCAATCAATTAAATCTCTTTGTCTTTTGGGTGCAAAGGAGAAGCCGTTTCATCCAGAGATTTATGGAGGAATTTATGAGCTCCTTTTTGAAAACATTGAAGAACCAGGAACTAAAGAACTCCTCAAGATGAATATAACAAGAGTTTTAACAGAATATGAACCTAGGGTCGAGGTTCTTTCTGTTGATGCTGAATCACAAAATGATAATAATTCAGTTTCGGTTACAGTTTACTTCAAGATAATCAATACATTAGTTCCGTCAAAAGTTGAATTTTTCGTTAAAACTGCTCGGTAACCGCAAGGTAATATAAGATATGACAACAAACACAAAAGAACTCTCGGTCACTGAATTAGACTTTGATCTTATAAAACAGAATCTAATTGATTACTTCAAGACAGATTCAACGTTTGCTGATTTTGCTTTTGAAGGTTCAGCTCTTAATATACTTTTGGATATCCTTGCGTACAATACGCACATGAACGCGGTAATGGCTAATCTTTCAGCTAATGAAATGTTCATTGACTCAGCACAACTTCGGCAGTCCGTTATTTCGTTAGCCAAGCTTATTTCATACACTCCTCGGAGTGTATTGACTTCTCAGGCGTCAATAAAGGTTACCTTCTCTGGAGTCACTGGTTCTCCTGCTTATGTGACTATTCCTTCTGGGACAAGATTCTCTTCTTCTCCTGGTTATGTGTTTTCAACAAAAGAAACTTACTTGGCTTATCCTGATATTGATCTTGGTTCTGGGTTTTATTCTGCAACTTTGACGATCTACGAAGGACAAACAAACGAATTCAAATACACTGTTAATTCTTCTGATGTTGATCAAGCGTTTATTGTTCCTTCAGTTAATGCCGATATAACTTCTCTTATCGTTACTGTTCTTTCGGGTTCAACTTTAGAGACATTTTCTCTTAATGAGAATATTACTCTATTGACTCCTTCTTCTTTGGTTTACTTTCTTCACGAGAATCCTAATGGATTCTTTGAGGTAACTTTCGGAGATGGTATACTCGGAAAGAAACTCATCGACGGTTCTGTTGTTACTCTTTCTTATGTTATAT